GTTATCACGGAGTTTATTGAAGAAGTATTTACGGCACAGATATAGTGAATTGAAATTAATAAACTTTCTGCGGTCAAACAAATCACCAAGCTGAAACACCGTATCAATCTTATTTTGAATTAGATACGGAAAGAATACATCATCATAGAACTTTTTACAATAACGGTGAAACTCTAATGAATCACCACGCATACCAAAATGCGTATCACCTAGAATACAAATTTTCATAGTTCTTTTGGTATATCTAAATCAACTGGTTCAATAAATTTTTCAAGGCCTTTTACTTTAACCTTCTTTTTCTTTTCTCGGCTCTCTTCAAAGTTTTCAATGAATTCAGATATGTTATCATACAGTTCAAACTGCTTCATATTACCTTCAGCATCTTCATACATCTCACCTGAATCAAATATACCAAACTGTTGAGTTGCTTTGTATTTGACATAGAGTTGTTTCTTCTCTTTCATAATACGGCGTAGAAAGGCAAAGTAAATGATTTGAGTAAAGTATGCAAATGGGTTCTTTGATTTGGCAGGATCAAAGTTACGGAAATACATTAAACAATTTTCAATGCCGTCAGCAATCATCTCATCTCGGAAAGAGTATGATACAAAGTTAGGCTTGCGGGATAGGTGTTCTGCAATCTTTAGAAAGCATTCACCAATATAGTTTGGTATGCGTGGGTCTTCTTTACCTTCTGTTTTGGCAACATCACATTTACTGCGATATTCAGTTAGTGCTGTAAGGAAGTCAGCATTATTTACATAGTGTTTCTTGGTCATAATATTCTCATTTTAACATATCCATTCCAATAAAGCAAAGCTTATTTTCACATTTACCTCAAATACTGCTTGACACATATTTTCAATCGTGTTATCATAGCGGTGTTCCGTTTCAAGAATAATTAAATATTCCTAAATCAGAATTAACTTCCTTGCTTACTCTCTCTGCCAGTTCGTTCACTCTTTTTCTATAATCAAACCCAAGAATAGAAGCTTTTGTTCCTGCATCGTGAGGAGGAGTTCTGCCTGTTGATGTATACTGTTCAGAAGTTAAATCAATCAATTTTCCATTCAAGTCAATTACCCACCAATGATATATGCCTTCATCATCTAAGGCACGATACATTTTAATATTCTTTGTTCCAAATATTCTTTGTAAACATCCTGATGCATTATGGCAATGACCAAACATTGAGTTACTTGCGTTGCGTTGAACCCATTTCTTTGGTAACAAATCTGGTGTCAGATTGTTTCTGATAGCTTGACTCACTATCTTCAAATTTGCATCATTATAATCCATCAATGAAAAGTTTTTCCACTAGTTTGAGTTTTCAACATCTCTAAAATCTCATCATCTTCTTCTTCATCTTCTTCCTCGTCATCATCATCTTGGTCGTAATTGGTTAATGATGCCTCAATGTTTGAACCATTTTCTTTCAAAGTAGTTTCCATATCATCAGCTGCATTGATATAGTAACTCACCATAGATTCTTTTGGTGATATTACAGTTAGAATATCTTTTGTGTATAACTCAGCTGAATTATCTTGTATCAGTTCAACTGGCAACCAAGGTCCCATCATCATAACGGTTCTATTCATTGATAATCTTTTAAAGAATAATGTCATTGGTCTATTAACAATAATAACACCAGAGTGTTCGTCTTTGTTATAATTACCAATTATATCTTCACCAGATTGTAGTCTTATAATTTTTATATTATCCATTTTTTAGGTCTATGTTATAAAATTTATATTTGAATTTCTCTTCATCGTATATTTTAACACGTTCAACGAAATGTTTCAATGTGTAATTGGTATGTTTACCTGCTCTAAAGTCATCTGCAATATCAAATAGAGTTGCCTCTTGTTTGTTATCACCTATTCTAAGTCCTCTTCCTATGGATTGGAGATTACGAATACGAGACTTTGAAGGAGAAGCAAAAACAATATTGTGTAAGTTACGAATGTTAACGCCAGTAGAAAAGGTACCATAAGAAGCCACGATAATAGCGTCTTTTTCCTTTTCAGTAATTGCACGAACTGATTCCCGAACTTCAACATCAGTTCCGCCAAATACAAAAAACACATGCCTATTTTTCGTGTGTTCTTTAATAATTGCGTGTAAGTTTTTACCATGTTTTTCTACAAACTGGAATAACACAAGTGTATTACCTTCAAGTGATAAGACAAGATTTTTAATAAAATCATTTCTTGCTTTATTTAGGACAATATAATCCACCTCTGTATTGTAATCCCAATCTCTGGATTGTTTACATATATTATCAGGGTATTTTAATATCAAACATTTAATTTTAAACTCTGCAAGATGTTTATCATCCATCAATTCTTTAGTTGTTGTTGCTTGGTATACTGGACCAAATAAACCTTCTAATACTAACCGATGTGTTTGAGTACCATCAAGTGTACCTGTACAGCCAATACGATAACCTGCATTGGTACAACCAGATAGAATAGTTGCAAGTGATTTGGCTTTGAATTGATGTGCTTCGTCACCAACAACAAAATCAAATTGTTCAAAGTATTCTTTTTCGTTTTTGTAGATTGATTGCCATGTGGTAATCGTAAGAAACTTGTTTGTGTGTTTCTCTTTACCAGAATATTGACGGTGACAATACTGTTCTGAATCGTAACCATAGTCTGCAAAATCTTTATACATCTGTTCAACTAAAGAAGTTGTAGGTACAATTAACAGACCTTTTATATTCTCTATTTGCAAATGGCGAATGATACAGTATAGTATCAAAGATTTGCCTGATGCTGTTGGTGATAACAATAACAATCGTTTATTACGAACAGCATGAATGAAAGACTTTAATTGATAGTCTCTAACCTCATGTGGTAGATTTAATGTTTTAATAAACTCTGTGGCTTCAACAACAGAATATTCTTCAGTAACATTTACATTTGTATCTACTTCAAATGTATATTTTCTTTCTTCACAAAATTTACCAATATACAAAACAAGACCATGATATATTACCATGGTTCGTAAGTCTAATAACCTTATCTTACCATCCCAATATCTTGCTTTAAATGCAGGAGTAAATTGGTGACCAGGCACATAGAAAGTAAAATAATCAGAAAGTTCTTGAGCTATGTTTCGTTCACAATGGACACGAATATAAGCTTCATCAACTTTCTCTAACCTAATATCAAACACCTTGAATAAATCTTTCCCAGGCGATAAAGTCACGCAATTGAAATGTTCGTGAATTCAATTCTTTAAGTATACTTTGGCACACATCAACAATTTCCTCATGCAACATCTTCTGTGCAGTCAGTCTGTTTAAATCTTCATCACTCTCAAAGTATGTAGTAATCTCGGATTTCAATACAAACGGAAATGGTTCCCAACCGTGGTGTTGTAGTTGGTCATCATCTAGTTTACCAGTATAATATTCCCACTTCACCTTCTTCATTCTGTTATACTTGAACTCAGATTCTTTTGCAAGCAAACGATGCCGTGAAAGTACATTCAAATACTTACTATGTAATTGGGGTATATTGATTAGTTCTTTGCCAGGTTCTGTTCTATCAATAACAGAATCTTTAGCCCACATATTTAATAATTCATCAAGTTTAGTCATACCAAATCCTCCTAGAAGGAGTATATCACAGTTAAATTACTTTGTCAACATTAAAATAGGAATATCTGAAGGTTGCATCGGCAGTAATGGTTGTATCTGGACTATCAGTAGTAGACATTGGGAATGAAGACACACTGGTAGGGAATACATCAATGAATTTAAATCTATAAATTGGATTATTTGCCGATGAAAGTAATGTTAATGTTGCATCAGAATATTGTGGACCAAGGCCAGATGCTTGACGTATGCCAGCAGTTTTACTTAGTAGACCTAAATTTTCATACTCTTTAAAATTTGTTGGGAAAGTCATACCACGGATCCAATCGTGAACTTCTAGCCAAGATTTTAAACCTTCATCAACCAAAAAAGTAACATTCAATAAATCATAAATTGCTTTTTCGCCTGGTTTATACAAGTCTACAAAAGGAGTATTTTGCGGAATCTCTGATAATGAAATGCCAGGCACAGTTACAGTCTGACAAAAATACTGTATGTTAGGCAACCTAGAAAAGTTTAATTGAAACTTATTAGGATGTAAGTAATTTGGATTTTTAGGATTTCTGGTTAGTGCAGTCATAATGGTATTTATATAGCCAAAAAAAGAGGCACCGAAGTGCCTCTTTAAGAACTCTCTTAACGGAGTTTTAATTACATTATATTCTTAATGCGGAAACTACGATAGTAGTTGTTTGCTTGAACATTCAATGCGCCAAGACCTTGAGTTGTGCCTTCTGCAAATGGATTTGCAACGAGGCCGTAACGAGTCTTGAATCCAATTTTTGGTTGGAATGTACCAGTATCAACGGCACGGACCATCTGTAGTGGTACATATGGGCAGTAGAAAATACCTGCGTCATATGCATTAGTACCTTTGTAACCAACAACAGCGAATTCGTTGGTTGAAGATGTTTGTGCATATGGATCAATGTACACTTTAAGGCGACCGAACATAGTACCAGCAAATGTGTTACCTGTATCGTCAACTGTCAAGTTAACTTGTGACTGCAAAGCAGAGTTGTAATCAAGGATACCAGCCATCGCAAATGCAGATGCAACATCTGAAGAAACGATGATGATGTTACCTTTGCCACGGCGAGTTGTCTTGGCAATAGTATTAGCTTCACGTTCAATTTGGAAAGCAAGACCTTTAATCTTCTCAACCATCCAACGACCGTTAGAGTCGGTGTCAAGGTCAAAAGTACCACGAGTAGTTGTACCAACTTGTGCGCCCAACTTAGCAACACCATAGATTGTACGAATAACTTCACGGTTAATTTCAGCAAGAATCTCAGTAGAGAGAATGTTTGCCAATTCTGTTTCTGCATCTAGACCGTGAACAGCTTTCAAGTCTTGTGCAAGTTCCATTGAGTATTCTGCCTTCAAAGCACGAGTCTTTGCAGTTACAGTAACTTTCTCAATAGAGAATGCCATTTCTTGGAATGTGTTACCTTGAGCGCCATCACCCAAAGCTTCAGCGGAACCGGTTGTCATTGCAGCGATTGCAGCAGCGTTACCAGAGAATGTGTTGTTAGCAGCAGTATCATTTGGAACTGACAAAGCGATTTGAGCGCCACCACCGTTTGCACCAGCGAAACCAGTATTTGATTCGCCAAAGAATGCTTCTGTACCGCCTTGGTCAGCATAGCGAGTACGCATTGCAAAAATCAAACCTGTAGGACCAGTCATTGGTTGCACACCGCATACATCATAAGCGATGAGGTTAGGCAACGAACGGCGAACCAAACTGATTAGAATTGGATCAAAACCGGCTGTTGGGCCACCAGCAGCAGAACTGCCACCGAAACCGCCTGTACCAGCAAAGTTGGTTGGTGAACCAGCTTCGTAAAGCATACCAGCAGATTTTTGCATCTCAACTGCTTGGTTCTCAAGAATAACGGCTGTAACAGCCTTGCGATATGGGTCTTTAATTGGGGCCATATCTGGATGATCCAGAACGCCAGCCCATTTTTGTTGTAATGATTCGGACAAATACATATACTATCTCCTATTTGTTATAGTTTTGTTTTAGAAATTGCTTGTGCGACTGCATTGACAAATGGGTCAGATGACACCTTCTTGTCTTCTACATCGCCTAATTCTTCATGCAGTTGATTTTCATCGGCACGCTTAGTACCAGATGGGAAATAATTCTCACGGATGGTTTCAAGTTTATTTTTGTATTCTTCCTCTGTGGAGAACTCTACACTCTCTGCGAGTGATTTGATTTTTTCAACTTGAGTTGCGGTGAGACCTTCGCAAACAACATGAACGACTTCAGTTTTGTGTGATTCAATTAAAGATTTTTTAATTTGAATACCACGCTCTATTTCTTCGTTGAGTGAGGACTCTAGTTCTTCAACTTTAGTAGCTAACTCACTAACGAGGTCAATTTTTTCGGCAGGAACATCAATGTAATGTTCTGCAAACAGGTTACGCAAACCTGAAATGAATTCTTCTGTCATCTCGGAACGCAAACCAGATTCAATAGCAATTTGGTTTTCTTCCATCCATTGTTCAATAACATAGTTGAGGTAATCATCAACTTTTTCTGTTAAATCATCTTTGATGGTTTGAACTGCTTCTTCAAGCATGCCAGCGTAATGAGTTTCAATTTCTTCTTCAATTTGTGTTACACGGTCTTCAACACGAGCTTCAAAAATTGTAGAGACTTTAGATTTGAATTCTTCTGAGATGGTAGAATCGTCAGCAAAGAGAGCGTCAACGTCCTCTTTCATCTTTTCTTTCATCTTCATTTTCTTCATCATCATTGCTTTATCTTCATCTTCATCATCATGCATTTTTTCAGCAATGACTTCGCCTTCAAAGTCTTTATCTTCCATTTTAGCGGAAGCATCTGATGGCTTTGTTGTTGGTGCAGCTGCTGATGACTTAGTAGCTTGCTTAAGTTTTGCAGAATCATCGTTAGATTTATAATTCTGCGGTGTTGGACCACCCAAGTCTTCAACACTTGAAGATGGTTTTTGCATTGGATCAGCACTGCTTTTACTCTTGCTACCTGCAAGAATTTCTGCGGCTGCCTCAAATAATTTGTTTGATGACATTAGGAATCTCCTTATCGTT